CTCGATACGCTGTACGAACAATTGCAGGGCCGGTGGCAGCCGGGGATCGAACGAGACATAGTCGCACCACTTCCGATCCGTACAAGCGAGTTGCCATTGGACTTGAGTCAGATATTTTTTTGGCGTGGTGCCGCCGAGCAAAGTTGAGATGTGGGTTGCGGTGTTCGGACACTTCACCTCGGCCAGTCCGTCCTCTCCGATAAGGCGATCCGGCGAAGCCCCGGCTTTGTCAATTGTCGGGTGGACGACAAAGCCGATCTTTTCCGTCTCGGTGTCGGTGTAAAATTCATATGCGGCGACCGCCTGTGGCTCGGTATCCGTCCCCCAGACCATAGCGGCATTGCTGTAAGTCTCTGCCGGGTTGCCGGTGAGGCGTTCCGCGATCAACTGCGCCTGATAGTTGGCGCGGCTGGCGCCCCAGCCGGTTTTCGTCTTGGCGATAACGTTGGCAACACGCGAAGCCGTCACGCGGCCGCAGCGGGCTTGAAACCAAGCGTCACTTCCCTGGATAAGTTCCTCGGTCATTTGACGTTCACGGATTGCTCACTGAGCTATCCACGGGCGACGACCTGCCGGCGGACGCCGCCTCCGTTCTCTTGCCTTTTGGCTTGCAGCGCATTGATAGCTTCGCCGTATTTATCGGCGGGTATTTCATCAACTGCCTTTACTTTCATGTATTTCAGAAACTTCGGAATGTCGGCGTCGGTTTCTTGCAGCCAACCGATGATGATGCCCTTTTGCTCGGCGGTGATGAGGCCACCGTTGCCGCCTACGGGCTTGCCTGCCTTGCTGTCGTTCTTCACCGAGGCGTTGCCGTCATCATCCTCGGGCGCGATGCCTACAGCGGCCATGAGGCCATATCTCCGAGCATAGGTCAGTGCGGAACCAAGGCCCTGCATGTTCTGCTTGTCCAGCAACAGGGGAATCCCGTCGTCTTCGAGCCACTGTCCAGACGAGTGCATGACCCGCGTCACCAGCCGCACAGTCCGTTGATCTGTAAACGGCATGTCGCCGTTGACGCGGACGGCCTGGTGGATGGCGAGGCCGTTTTGGGTAAGAGGCCCCCGGCAAGCCGCCCACACATTGCCGAGGTCGGCATATCTCGACCGGAAGTGCGGGTTCTCGCCGGCTTTCACGGCGCCTTCGATTTCGGCCTGGGCCTTGGAAAGCGCTCCGATCAGGTCTTTGATGTTGTCCATTCTATCCTCCAGCGGCTGCGATCATAAAGAGATGGAGCAGCCAAACGATGATGCATGCGACGGCGAGAAATATAAGGCCGTCGGTCAGGCGGTCATACATGGCCGCCTCAGGCGAAAAACACCGCATGGATCAGCGGCAAAACCCAACACAGCCCGTAAAAATACGCGCCAACCATGCCGCATTCGATTATGAATCTTACCGCGGCTGTCATAAGTCCCCCATGTCCAGCGCCGCCTCGATGGCGGCGTCCTCTATCAGGTCTGCGAGCCGCACGAGGCTCGTCGAGCCGTGTGGCCGAACCCACAGCCCCTCAGGGTCGAGCGCCGCCTCGTTGCCGTCGTCGTCGTGTACGAAGCAGGACACGATTTCCGCCTCGGCGGGCTCTGCGGGGAAGCTGTCTTCGGGGAGGCAGTCCGTCTTTGCGGGCTTGCCGAGGCTGAGGATTTCCGCCTCGCCGCGCAGGTGGTTTTCACCTGCCCAATATTCAAACACGACCCCGCCCCCCGCCGAAACCTGGACATCCAAGGCGTATTCTCTGTCAATTGTTGTCATTTCCGTCCTTCCTTTCGGTGGGCACCATTGCCCCGTCGATGAACGGCATTTTGCGGAAACCGAAAAACAATGTCAACAGTTCATTTCTGATTATCGTAAATATATTTCGTGTCCTCTGGGCCGTGGTGCAGATAACAATTTGAAATCTGCACTACGGCCCACGCGCTGGGCTTGAACCAATGTTGAAGGCGACGGCGCGGAAAATGCGGCCTTATCAAAGCGTTAAGTTGGGCGAAAAAATTCCGCCCAACTATTTTTCATTTCATGTTTTTTCGTGTCTAGCTCACAGGCGACGTGCCAGCCAGACCACGCGACCGACCACGGTGGACTCTTCTGCAGTTCGTTCATAGGCCACATGCTGCGGATTCTCAGAAATTATCCGATACGTCGGCGGTGCCGACCCGTGGACGTGTTCGAGGCGCTTGATGACCGTGCCCAGGCCATCCCATACGACAAAGACGCCCGGCGGAGACGGAATGCGCCTGCCAGTATCCACCAGAACCCGGTCGCCAGGGCGAAGCGTGGGCACCATTGAGTCACCCTGGACCTCGACCATGATAAGGCTCGCCGGATTGCCGACGCCCAGGAAGTGCCTCACGTAGGATTGCGGCATCGGCCAGAAAGCCGAGGCGTATTCTCTGTCAATCACGACCCCGCCCCCCGCCGAAACCTGGACATCCAACTCCGGGACGAACACGGAATCCGGCAGGATTGCGGCCGCTATGTGGTCATCGTGTGGTGCATCCAGCAGGCCTGGAGTGCTGCCAATGTGCGGCGTGTCATCATTTTCGATTTTTTTTATCAGTTCGGCCCGCGCCAGTTCCAGGTATCTGGACATGGCGGAAATCTCGCTGATCTGTATGCGTCGTCCCCCTCTTATCATCTCTGTTACACGAGCGGGACTGAGCCCGAGCGCGGCCGCCAGGCCACTCTTGGACTTGCGTTTCCCGGCATCCTTCAAGTCTTGAATCCGGGTTTCGATCCATTCCCCATCCATTGCAGACAGTATTACCCCTTTCAGCGAAATTGTCGTTTACATTAACCGAAAAGAACTGCTTGACAAAACTTTCGTTTTGCGTAATTTTTACGGCATGGAACACATAGCCAGAAAAATTATCGAGAAATGTGGTGGCCCAGGGCTAGTTGCGTCCTGGGCGGGCGTGAGCTTGACCAGCGTCTACCGATGGACCTACTCGCGTGAAAGTGGGGGGACGGGCGGGCGAATCCCAGGTCGGCACATCGAAAAGCTGATCACTCAGGCGGGCGAGAACGGTATAGCCCTCTCTACCGACGACTTCTTTTTCGACAATGACGCGGCGGCATGACAAGCGCGACGCTCGTTCAGTCCCGCGCCATGTCCCTCGTCGAGGCCAAGGACAAGGGCGAGCAGTCGAGCAATCCGTATAAAATCGGTGGCCCGGCGATTATCTCGTTCTCGGGAGGGCGCACGAGTGGGTTCATGCTGCGCCAAATTCTCGACGCGCACGATGGCCAGTTACCCGAAGATGTGATCGTTTCTTTTCAGAACACCGGAAAGGAAATGCCCGAGACGCTGGACTTCGTCCAGGAGTGTGCGGCGCGGTGGGCCGTGTCAATCCAGTGGCTGGAATACCGCTACATTGACGGAAAGCATACTTTCGATGTCGTCAATCATAACAGCGCGTCCCGCAATGGTGAGCCTTTCATGGAACTGGTGAGGCGTCGAAAGATGCTGCCAAACCCCGTCACTCGTTACTGTACTCAGGAACTTAAAATCCGGGTGGCGAAGAAATACGTCCTGCGGGAAATGGGGTGGGGTTCCTGGACCAATGTTATCGGGTTGCGGGCAGACGAACCGATGCGCGTAGCTCGCGCCACGGCTTCAAATAAGGATCGGAGGGAACGGTTTGACAATGTTGCACCGGTCGCCGAGGCGCACCACACCATTCGAGATATTACCGCCTTCTGGGCGGAACAGCCGTTTGACCTTCGGCTCCCCAACATCAACGGCAAGACCCCGCTTGGGAATTGCGACCTGTGCTTTTTGAAGGGCGCTGCCACCATAGGCGGGATTATCCGAGAACGCCCCGATTTAGCTAAATGGTGGGCAGATATGGAAACGACTAAGGCGTGGGATGGTAGCGCGGGACACGTTTTCCGTTCGGATCGCCCCTCCTACGCCAAGATGATCGAAGTTGCTTGCAAGCAAGGTGATTTTTTCTCCCGCTTTCCCGACCACGATACCACCTCGTGCATGTGCCATGACTGACGAAAGAGGCCGCATGAGCCAGTCCCGCGCCATGTCCCTCGTCGAGGCCAAGGACAAGGGGTGGTGATGGATGAGGTTCCTGTCGCTCTTTGCCGGAATCGGCGGGTTCGATTTGGGCCTCGAACGCGCTGGGATGGAATGCGTTGGTCAAGTGGAAATAG